AATTGAAACTGGACGCGCCAGTCACGGTCGAACGAGAGCCATTTGGCGAAATACCCACCGAAACTACGGTTTTTGAGGCCGTATGCGTTCTGGGCAATTTCCGAATCGGGCTGATCACTGACGCCGCACTCTGCTGATAGTTGCTCGTACTGCTCGCGCGTGAGTGTTTTGGTTAGCCAGTCGGGCGATTCAAATACTGATTGAGGATTGTATTGGTTAGCCATTGTGTTCCTCCTGTGTGTCTCACTCAACTCTGCTAGCAGTATATCATATTGACATACGAATGTCAAGCGTTATCAGAAATCTGTTAGAAATAGGCGGGGGCGCACTTGGCAACGTTCGATAATCGCAGAATAGAGATGGTTGCGCTCGGCACTATTGAGCACTGGCCGCGCAATCCAAAAGATCACGATCTAGGCGCTATGCACGCGAGCATCAAGCGCCATGGTTTCGTTGAGCCTATGGTACGCGACGACCGCACCGGGCGGCTGGTCGCTGGGCACGGACGCGACATCGCACTCAAGCAAATGAAGGCTAGCGGCGAGCCAGTACCGGCGGGCATCGAAGAACGCGACGGCGAGTGGTTCGTGCCGGTCGAGCTGGGCGTGAGATTCGAGAGCGACGCCGACGCAGAATCTTACATCGTAGCATCGCACCGCGTTGGCGAGCTGGGCGGCTGGCTAGAGCCTCAGTTAGCGATTGTGCTAGGAGACCTCGCCACAGACGGGCTACTCGAAGGAACCGGCTTTGATGGCGATGACGTGGACTATATCATCAAGACGCAGGCCGACGACTTGCGCGCAGATTACGACTTCTTGGGCGACCCTGGTCAAGAGGACGCGGCGCCACTAGAGCAAAAGGCGTTCCCGTTGGCGATTGTGCTGACGGTGGACGAGCACAAGCGCTGGCAGGCGCACAAGAAGAGCGTGAAGACGCAAGACGATCGCACTGCATTTATGGCACTATGGAGGTCGCATGGCAGCTAGAGGCGGACACTGGAGTAAGGGCTCAGGCGGGGGCGGCAGCTCGTTCACAAGTGCGAGCGGCGGGGCTAGTGGCCTAAAAGAGATTTCGGCTAATTCTCTTGACGCGAAGACAAGAAACGCCACATGGGATGCTGCTCAGGATATAGCGCGCGGCAATCGTATGCTAAACCAGCCGGCAATTATTGCGGCCAGAGGCGAGAAACTTGCGCGAAGGGGCTGGGCTGCGATGCAAAACATTCAGGACACATTGGCGCAGAGAGGCCAACGGCTAGATCTTTACAGCGTGTTTGGCTAGCCCATGCTTGACGTTTACTGGGGCGAACTGCTCATATCACCGGCACCGCTGGAGCTGAGTCTCAACTCGTGCTCGCACAACTGCTCGTATTGCTTTGCCAACTTGAACAAGGGCGCCTACGAAGAGAGCCCGGCGGGCATCATGCGTCTGCTGGCCTCCTATGGCGAACGCACCACGCTAGTGGCCAAGCTCTTGCAAGGCGGCTACCCGGTGGTCGTATCGAATCGCATGGACCCGTTCGGCAAGAGCAACTTTGAGCAAGTGACGCCCATCATGCGAACCATGGTCGCCATGGGTATACCGATAGAAGTACAGACTAAGGGCGGCGAGGGCATTGACGAAGTACTCGACTTCCTACCGCCGTCGGTGTGGTATATCTCACTCTCCTATGGTGACGACGCTATCAGGCAACGCATCGAGCCCGGCGCGCCCAGTGTGGAGCACAGACTCGATCTGGTACAGAAGCTTACAGCGCGCGGTCATACGGTAGTGTGGGGGCTCAACCCTTACGTGCCAGAGTGGCTACCGGAGCCGGAGCCGCTATTCGCCTCCATGGCAGAGCGGGACGTCAAGGGCGTGTGGCTCGAAATACTACATCTCAACTATCGCCAGATCCGCAATATGAAGGGCTGGCAGACTGAGGCGCTAGGCGAGCCTATCATGAAGCGGGCACGCAAACGCAAGATAGAGCCGGCGCTGTGGGATTCGATACAATACGCCTACACGCTGGCCGGCTCTCATTCTATGGCGCTATTCTCCAAGGGCTTGCCGTGGCCGAGCGACTTTGTGGACATCATGCGCGGCCCGTACGCGCACAACTTCTCGACTATCCAAGACTTTGTGAATTGGTGCTACGAGAACAAGCAGGACGGCGATACCGTGAGTGCTGATGAGTGGGTGAGCGTACTAACGCGCGGCCTACCACAGAGCCAGCTCAAATTGCATCACTACTTGGGCGCAACGGCGCACGACCTATGGTGGACGCATCACATCCCGCTCAATATGACCTATGGCGACCTGTTCCGCATCATGTGGTCGGAGCGGCGCACGAGTCAATGTCCGGCTAACATGTTCTGCTTCGCATACGCGGGCAGCAAGAGCGAGCCAGTACTTGACGCGAACGGGCTACCGCTGATGGTATTCGACTCGCGCTGGTTCCACACACTATACGCAGAAGGTGATGACTAGATGGCAGCACGCGGCACTAATCGGAGCGGCGTGATAGCTTTTCCAATTTTTACGAAGGGTAGCTTTTCGTGGCAGGTAGGGACCAACTCACAGCACGACAACTGATAGACGCGATGAAGGGCAGCGGCGGCATCATAACCACCATCGCCAATCGCGTTCAGTGTGATTGGCATACCGCGAAAAAGTACATTGAGAAATACCCGACGGTTAAGGCGGCCTACGAAGACGAGTGCAATAAGGGGCTCGACTTAGCTGAGTCGGTGGTGATCCAGAACATCAGAATCGCCGCACGACAAGCACAAGACGCAGTTGAGCCAGTGAATGCCGTAGACGCCAAGTGGTACTTGAATATGAAAGGGAGCTCTCGTGGCTATGCTCCCACGACGCGCGCAGAGATAGCCGGTCCCGGCGGCGGGCCTATAGAGACGAAGAGCGAAACGGATGTAACCATTGACGCAAGTGACGAGTTGCGCGAATTTATCGAAGCGCTCCACGATGCCGGTCTCATTACCGGAACCGAGGACGACGCGCTACGCGACGCACCGACCGACACCGAGACAGCGCCTGTTTCTGCTGCTGAATGACCGCGAGATATTCTACGGCGGCGCGGCAGGTGGTGGCAAAAGTGACGCGTTGCTCATGGCGGCGTTGCAATACGTGGACGTGCCAGGTTATGCGGCGATTCTATTCCGGCGCACGTTCGCAGACTTGGCGCTACCGGGTGCCCTGCTAGAGCGCGCCATGGACTGGCTCGGTGGCTCTGACGCTAAGTGGAACTCGCAGGAAAAGCGATGGACGTTCCCGTCGGGCGCGTCGCTCAGCTTTGGCTACCTGGACAGCGAGAACAACCGATACCGCTATCAATCGGCAGAGTTCCAGTTCGTGGGCTTTGACGAATTGACGCAGTTTAGTGAGACGCAGTACCGCTACCTATTCAGCCGGTTGCGCAGGCTCAAGAACGCGCAGATCCCGTTGCGGATGCGAAGTGCCTCCAACCCTGGCGGCATCGGGCACGAGTGGGTCAAGCGGCGCTTTATCGACGAACGCGGCACTACCGGGCGCAGATTTATACCGGCCAAGCTCGCAGACAACCCGTATCTCGACCGTGGCTCCTACGAAGAGAGTTTGCGCGAACTAGATCCGGTGACACGGGCGCAGCTCTTGTCTGGCGACTGGACAGTCAAAGAGGGCGGGCTCAAGTTCCAGCGCCAATGGTTCGAGGTCGTTGACAGCGTGCCAGCCAGCGTGCGATGGGTGCGCTTTTGGGACTTGGCAGCTACAGAGCCCAAGCCCGGCAAGGATCCCGACTGGCTAGCAGGCGTCAAGCTTGCAGAGCAAGATGGCATCTATTATGTGAGCGACGTGAGGCGCGTGCGCACTACGCCAAAGGGCGGCGACGACCTCATGAGCCAGACGGCATCGCTCGACGGCATCGAGACCACCATTGTGATCGAGCAAGAGCCGGGGGCCAGTGGCAAGAAGCTCATTGACCACTATCAACGCAACGCGCTCAAGGGCTTTACGGTTTATGGGCGACGGGCGACGGGCAGCAAGGAAGTCAGAGCCAATCCGGTCAGTTCTGCGGCGCAGGCTGGTAACATCAAGCTCGTGCGCGGCCCTTGGATTAGCGACTTCCTAGACGAGCTAGACGCGTTTCCGTTGGGAGCGCACGACGACCAGGTGGACGCGTTGAGCGGCGCCTTTGCGCAACTATTCACGCCGCAATCGATTGCCACCGCGCCGAGCCCATATGCGTCACTGGTGGCAAAAGAGCCGCCCACTAGGCGCGAGGTGGTAGCCTCGACACACGCGAACAATCCCGCCCATAAGCGCTGGGCGCAGCATCACTATTGCCAATTATGCTATGACGAACACAACGCGGGGGCCGAGGGATAACGACATTATGGATCTGAACCAAGCTCGGTTTGCAGAACGACAAGATGCAGAGCAGCAAGAGCGGCTCATGGCATACAAACGCGCCTATGAGTA